GCCTTTGCCTGAATATATTATAACAGCTTTCATATCAATTAAATATTTGGTTCAATAAATTCTATATTAGCCATCCGCATTTCATCTTCAAACGTCCATTTGTAATTGTGATTTTCCCAAAATGAAGCATATTCACAACCACGGCAAGTAACAGAGTATCGGCCTTCTCCTATTTTTCTTGCTTTACAAACATCGCGGAAAATCCGGTTATCTATCGGAAAGTCTGTAAAACATACGATCTCTTTTCCTTCATCCAGTAGCTTTTTAAGAAGCTGATAGTCACGACTGGTTCTATATGGCATATTCATGGTTGGCTCCTTCTTTCATCAATTCAGGATTATCAAAAGCATTTCCTATGACTCGAATTTCCCGTTTGAAATCATTCCACCAATCAGGTGAAATTTGTTGCCATGGGTTCATCCATTCTTTATTTAAGTCGCTGATATTGGCAAGGCAAAAGCAGGCATATTCATCTATGTATTTAACCAATTTGGGATATTTACCATTAACACTAATAATGTCATGTTCGTAAATTTCTGTACCTTCTTTATCTGTTTTGCCTATAAATTGGCCGATTGTTTTGCAATCAACCTCATACTCTATGAATGTTCTTTTACCTCTATGGTTCAGATCACCATATACCCACATCTTTGTATTAAGGCTTTTGCCTCTGAATTTTATTATTCTCATAAATATTAAGAGTCAAGTTTTTTAATAAATTCATTTAATCTACTGGCTGAATAATCGGTACCGCCAATTATAAAATAACCATCAACGGCAAATTTGAATGCTTCAATGGCTTTTTGTCTCATTCCTTCTTCGGCTATCGCTATTGCTGCATAGGCTTTTGCTTCTGATATGGCATATTGCACATAGCCGGTAGAATCCATCCGGTTGTCACTTTCCAAATCCAAAGTGTTACGTCTGATATAATCTTTTGCTTTTTGATTCATAATTATGCTAAAATTGCTTTATTTGTTTTCTAAATTCGTTCCATTCGTTGTTGGTAAAGTTGAAAAGAGTCTTTTTGCCTTTTTCTTCCCAATCACTTATGGCATAACCTACTAAATAAACTTTTTTAGTGCTGAAATCAAATCCTGTCACCCTATAACGTTTTTCATTATCCCGGTACATTGCCCCTTTGTATAACCTTCTGCCTTTGGAGTCTATGAAGGGTTTAATATTGCAGAATGCTTCATAGCTTTGGCAGGCTGAAATATTTCCCGAAGTAACAGCTTTCCGATAGAAATTTTCACCATAGCCCTTACCGTTGGCGTTGACTCCAAACCAGTAACCACCGCTGAATTTTGAAAATATATTCTGAAAATCCTCTTTATTGAATTTCATTTGAGATATTATAGCCAACTTTACTGCTTCATACATGGCTATGTTGACTCGTAAATAAGAATCAGTCTTTTCATTGTTCCAAACAAATTCTATCAGTTCAAAAGCTTTTGATTTTTCATTCATACTTTTGGGTATTTTCCTTCTCCTTTCGGATCAGTTCATTAATAAATTTACTCATGTTCGGTTGCTCTCTGACAAAATCAACCAAATCAATATCCAGTCTAATAGCATAGACCTTACTTTTCGTAACCGGTTTGTTTCGGCGATAACTTCTTTTGGCTTGTTTATTCTCTTCCATAATAATTCATTGATATATGTAATAATTCGTTTGAAATGGCTGTAATTTAGGCTTGTTTGCCTCTTTTGTTCCGTCTCTGATTCGATGATTACCTTTGGTGTGAAAACGTCTGAAATCGCCCCAAAATAGTTCATCTGCATTTGCCTTTGGTCGGATTGTTCCCCAAACATATCGCCGTAATAGTTCGGGTAACATCATGGAAACAAACAGTAACGCTATACATTGGTGATTCAATAGTTTGGGCACAACGATTCGGCTGATAGTTCGTTCATGTTTATGTATGAAGATAGGCACCGGAAAAACCAAAGGCCGATCAATATACAATAGTTCGGGTGTGTATGCGCGTACTGGTTCATCCTCTGTTATTGGTTCGGGTACATTTGCGTTTGTTTCTTCGCTTACTGGTTCGGTCAATAGTTCAGGCAAAGAAATGCCGGATAGTTCGGTTAACATTGTTAGCCTCTGTAATGCTTTGTTTATTTGATCCTGATAAAACCAACGGGAAATAAAATCTATCAGAGCTACCAAAGCAAAGACAAACGCCGGTGTTTTCGTTTGTGCATCCACATATAAGGCCGGTAAATGTTTTTCCGGCTCTCTTACCGGTTCTTTTTCCGTGATGATCGGAGCTTTGGCGCGATCCAAAGCCTTTATATTACATTTTAGGTTCGGGCAAATAGAATCATTTATAAACGCAGGCATAACCACACCTATACGCGCCATCTTATCATCAAAGACCACCGCCCGATCAGGTGCCACCAGCCACACGCCACCAGTCCAGCCGGGAAGCAATGGGATAACGTTTAATGCAAAGAAACCTAACTTTATATCAATTAAAGCGGCTTTTTCCAATGTTACACAAAGTTCTTTGTGTCCGTTACTGTCTGCATCATTATAAGATAAATAAACTTTATTCTCTCCGGCAATAGTGCGAAGTGAAAAACCGCTTTTTTGTTTCGTTTGGCTATTTCTTTTACAAAACTGGCAACCGCTTTTAATTCGCTTTTCTGAATCTTTATAAATCCGTCTTTTGAAAGATTGGGGTACACAAGCCGGTAATTAGGGAAATATCCGGCAAAATCACAAACAAAGGTTTGTTTCTTATCGTTAGTTATTTCTGTAATATTGCCGCCTTCCTGATTACAAACACAAACAGAACACCGGCCAACCATTTCTTTTAAATGCTTGGGATTGATAAATAATTTCAGGCTGTCAGGCAAAAGCCCGGATGTTTCAATAATTACGGGGTATTCTTTTAATGTACGCCCATCAGAAGCGACTAAAGCCGATTTGTAAGGATCAAGATAAATATAATTAAATGCTGGTCTTAGAGAATCTTTTGTTACTAATTTAGTGATATTTAGATGCTCTTTTGTAATCCATATATCAAAGGAGCAAACAATATTTTCGCGCTCTTCTATTTTGGTAAACCTTGTTTTATTGGCTTGTTTGGTGCCTATCAGCTTTTCAAATTGCCAAACAAGATTAAAAACCTGATCCACTGGAAAGGAACATTTAAAGCTGTTTATTTGTACAGTCCTAAAATCCGTTATATTTAGTTGGGCGTCAACGCAAAGATATTTTATATTTATCTCGTTACCGTTGGCATCTTTCAGCTTTGCAAGCTCCGCGGCGGTATAGGTGCCGGGAGCTATTTCTATTTCATTTGTAAAAACGTCGTTTGCTATTTTAACCAATTCGGCCAAAATGAGGCCGTTAAATTCTTTTTCATTCATAACATTAAATAGTTAGATATTTTACACCAAAGTAAAAGCCTAAAGCAAGGCAAAAAAGCAAGTAAATAGGAAGCAGCCAAAGACCGCCAAACACGCTAAAGCAGATTAATAAAACTACTATTAGCCAAATAATTACGCCCACCATGTTAGAAAGTAGGGTTTTCAAGCTCTTGCAAAAAATCTTCCTCCGTTATGCTCTCACATATATTTGAGCCATCAACATAAACACTAAACCCGGTTGCGGTGCGGAATACTTCTAATTTGTGCGTTTCTCCGTTTGGGGATTCTATTATATAGGTAGTCATAATATCAAAGTTTAAAGGAATGCCGGGAAACCGCCCGGCGCGGTGGAATTATTTGTATTATTCGTTTATGTTATGTAAATTACAGTTCCAAACGTGAAAAGGGAATGAACCGTTTCCATTAAGACTAACGACAGACGTACGATCCCGTTATCCTTTATTACATAAACTATAAGCTTTCTAAATCCGTATAACCCAATATGATATAATATCTTTTTCTCCATAAATTTAAAATCTGTCTGATTGATCGTCTTTATTTATAAAGTCTTTTAATTTTTTGGGATCGGTGCCGGAGATAAACACCACGGCACCGAATAAAAGCAGCATTAAACAAAACATTTTTATTTCATTTTAAAAGTTATGCCAGCAGGCAACAAAGAACGGTTAACACTGGAAACAAATTTATTAAAATCGTTCTCCGTTACTTTTGTTTCGTAGTCTTTCCAATTAAAAACAAGCTCGTTACTATGATCGTAATATATTACATTACGTAATGATAACCCGGCATCAAGAACCGCCAACATAACCCGCTTTTCATTTTCGGCCTTTTGTTGTTTCTTTTTGCAATCGTTAATTATTTCAGCGCGTTTTTTCTCGTATGCTTTGCGCTTTTCTTCGTCTTTCCGCGCTTGTACAGCTTCAGGGCGATAATAACCTTCGTTTATTCTGTTAGTTATAGTTGTACGTTCTTCGTTCGTCAATTTCAAAGTAAAACGTTCGTTTTCCGGTTTATATGGGTTTTCCCATGTTTGCCCGGTCAACTCTTCCAGCTTTTTTAAAGCTTCGTTAGATTCTCTTTTCCAGCGTTCAACGATACCAAGTACATAAAGGAGGTATTTAAAGTATTGTTTGTCTTCTGCTTGATAAAGCAAATTATATTCCATTTCCGTAATACGTAAGTAGTTAATTGCAGTTTCTTTGCTGCTGTTCGTAATATGATAAAACCCGTTTTCAACTGGGTACATTGGCGCGCCGTAATGATTAGACAAATGAAGATCAACGAACATTTTAAACTGTGGGAAACGCTTTAGAATTTCTTCATGGCAGCAACCACCAGCACACCAAACGAAACGCCCGTTTTTGCGTTGTTCGTAAATATCTGCCGTTATACTCCAATCGCATATATTATTTTTGCAATCATCAGCCAGTAATATTTTAGCATTGATTTCAAAGGTTGTACCGCCTTGAACATATCTTTTTGATGCTGTGTAAGAAAGTCTATTTGTAGTTGTCATAATACAAAGCTTTAAAGGTGAATAATGAAAGTAAATAGTAACCCGGAGCCATGACAGCCCCGGAAAAATAGTTATTATTAGAATTTAGAAAGATATTCCACGCATCCGATAATATAGGCCGCGTGTTCTCTTGCTGCTTGTTCTTTTTCTTGCTTGGTTGCGGTTTTATGATCCTGATCGGAAAGCATTTTTGCAGCCATCCGGACGATCTTTTTCATAGTAGAACAATTTGCAAGATATTCAACGGAAGGAGTAAAGCCGCGGTTTACTTTTTTCAAAAGTGTATTTTGCAGCCATTCAGTAAGCGCGTAAATATCGCGAGAATTGCGAATGTAGATAATTAATAAATCTGTGTTCATAACGCAAAATTTAAAGGGTGAAACTTGGTTTATCTTTGTTTTTCCCTTAACTTTGCATTTAACGTTGTGGAAGACGTTAGCCGATAAACGCAAAGTTTAAAGGGAGGCCGGAGAAGTTAGCGCACTGATCCGGCTTTTTTATTAATACGAAATCTTTTGAATGCGATCAAAAGGTATTAATAACGCTATATGTTTATCCTGATAGTGAATCAATTCAAAACTATTTGCCGTTGATAGTCTTATAATAGCGGCTTTTTTCGCTGTTTCTTGAAACACATCAAAATGAACCTTTAAACGGTTGCAACAGTTTGTGCCCTCTGGGGCTACATGTACGGCGTTTAACGTTACATTTTTGTTTTGTAAGTTTAGTAATACTTCCATGATCTTATATTTTAAATTAAACATTCAACCAAAGAAGAAGTAAAAACGGGAAAGTGTGGAAGACGTTAACCGTTTATCTCCTTTTCTGTATTACAAAGATACGAATAATATTTGTAATACAAAACAAAATGTACTTTTATTTTTAAGAAAATGCTCCGTTTTTACATTTATTAATATTGATATAATATATTGATAATCAACATATTAATAAATAATATAATGATAAATATAAAGTATTTAATAAGTAAGGAAATATTTGTAATATGCAGCTTTAAATATACTTATTTGCTTTATTTATAGCCTTTGTTTAACTTTGTAGCAAGTTACAGAGCGCGAGACGCCAATATAATAACCCCTTTTATATCGTTTTATATGGTGTATAGTAAACGCGTGACAGATTTACAGCAAATTTACCAATTAACCCCGGATGATGTTTTCTTTTGTATGCTTGTAGCATCCGGCGCCAGTCGTGGCGAAGCATACGCAACTATATTTAGACCACGATCTACAAAGATAGAAACAGCGCAACGCGGAGCCGCCCAGCTTGCAAAGGATAAACCCGGCATTAATAAACTAATACGGTCTTTTGAAGATAACCGCGCGGCCTTCCTTCCTGACAATGACAGCCCCAAAAACAAGAAGAAAAAGAAAAACACAGAAACAGAAGAGGAAGAAAAAGCCGGGAATGTTGTACAATACCGAGATAAAGACGCTGTTTTATCAGGTCTCGAACAAACCTTGCCTTATTTGAGGGGGAAAGATCGCGCGGATGTATTAATGAAAATTGCCGATCTCCAGCAAATGAAGAAGGACGAAAACACGGAAGAAGAAGAAACAGTACATTATTATCTGCCTTTGCAATGTTATAGATGTAGCCTTTTTATAGCTGATCGAGCAAAGCGGAAAGCAGAAGAAGCGGAAAAGCCGGATAATATTTAATATTATAAGTATAATATAAAGAGAATCAAGGCAAAGCGCGGCTTTTCTCCTTCTTTGCCGGTCAACTGGGGAATGAAAGCAGGGAGGGCACCCCCCCCGGCTACCCAAGACACCAAGCATGTTTCAATCCCGGTCAAGATTTTTATTTTTTTTCTTTTTTGGAGTCAATAATGGATGTTTTTAAGGCTTTTCCAATGATAAATTACAAAAGTGAATGTCTGATGTATAGTTTTACTTCTGAAAATGTATAGTATATGTATGGTTTACTTCATAACTATACATGTGTAAATCATTCATTATTAAGTCAATGGAAATTTAATGTATAGTATGTATAGTTTATATGTAAATTGCGTATGGAAAAAATATATATAATATGGT